CGGCCTTTGTCGAGGTCATCACCTTGGCCGCCTCAATAAAGCTGTCGGACAACCTTTTGTTGATAGGCTTCAGGTCTTTAGCGTAACCACGCAGCTCCTTAATGAACTCAGGAACGTCGTCAATGGAACCCCAGTCGAACTCAGGCAGCATCCCGTCATCGACCGAGCTGTAGCCCTTGGACGAGAAGTACTCCTGAGCAGCCACATCCTCGTCGAACATACGCATGGCGTCGTTGGCAACGCGCAGGCCTGCATCCAATCGCACAGCCTCGTCACCTAGGCGCTTGGAGTAGCCTTCAGCAGCCTTCTTGTCGGTGGTGAACGAGAACGCTTGGCGGGACACACCCGAGGTCTCGCCGCGCATCCGCTTGTCGAACACGTTAAACCCACCCGTAGGCGTCCCGTGGTAGACAGGACCGATGGTATACCCAGCCGCCTTAGCCGCCTCATCGACCATCCGCTGCGCGGTGGCCGTGTCGCCCTTCTTCACCGCAGAGAGGTAGTCGGTGTCGCTAGCCGGCATATTCCGCACGCTGATTGCCGCGGCGATCTTCTTGGAGGGCACCGCCCACAGGTTCTCCGGATCGAACCGCTCGATCTCGGAAGCCTTCTTCAGCCGGATGGGATCCTCCATGCCGTCGTAGAGCGCACCATAGAGCCTGTAGCCCTTTTCAAACAGGTCCATGGCCTCGCGGTGGTCCTTGACGCCGCGGCCAGTAGCCATGTCGCCGGCAGGCATGAAGCGCTGGCTGCCTACTTCAGGCCCAGCCGCTTGGCTCGCTTGGCCTGCGCCCATTCCTTCGCTGCCTCCAGTGCTCCCGATTGCGCGTACTCGTCCTGTTCCTCCTGCATAGACGTCAGACGGTCGTCCAGCCACTGACTGATAGAGGGAGGAGGCTGCGGAAGCATAGTCTGACTCTCCTGATTTGCTGCGGTAGTTGAGTTTTTCATAGAGTTCTTTTTCGAGATACCACAGCACGGCCTGCAGGTCCGCGTTCTCCAGCTCAATGCCGCGGGAACGCAGTTCCGACTGAACCTCTGCGATACGCTCACGAATCCAGCGCCGATGGGTGCCATCGACCGGAGCCTCGACCAGGGGATTCAAGCCCTTTTTTAGAGCGTTTGCAAACTTTCTTGTTTCCTCGAGCGCAGATTGACCGGCCTCAAAGGATTTTTTAGCCGTCTCACGCAGGGCTTTCTTGGAGAACCTGCCGGAGATGGTTGTGGCAGCACCGTCGATGGACGTGCCCTTAAGATCGCCACGCTTGACTCCAAGCATCTCAAACTCAGACGGGGTCAGCCTAGCGACTGCATCGCGCAGGTTGTTGCGCATCTCGCGCAGCTTAGCCTTTGAGAGCGGTGCCACCTGGGTGCCCGTCAGGCGTCCCAGTGTGCGCATGAACCAGCGGTCCATGGTCACCGATGAGAAGTCGCCGTACAGGTTGTTGAAGAACGACCCCAGCTTGGGACCGAGCACCACCGCAAACGGAACCACCTCGTCGACACGCTCTGAAGACCCGATTGAGTTGGCCTGCTTTTTGGTCCAACCGAAGACGTCGACCAGGGCCTGGCGCAAATCCTTCACTGTGCCCTTCTGCACCATGAAGTCCTTGGTTTTCTCCCAACCGATGTCCTTGATGAACTCGTTGAGCATTTCCAGGTTGGTCTGGATGTTCTCAATGCGATCACCGGACACGAACTCACCAGAGATCTCCCCGGTGTTCTTCCAGTTGCTGTACTCCTTCCAAGTCTGTTGAAACTGTGGGCCTACCTTGTTGCCATCCGACGTAGCCGCCAGGATGGCCTTGAAGATGAAGTCGTTCTCGGGCTTGGCCAGGTCCGGGTCCAGATCCCGCATCACGTCCATCGTCAGTTTGACGTTCTCATCATACCAACCCTTGGCCTCGGGGTGCAGCTTGACGGCACGGTCGATCTCTTGAACCAACAGGTTGACCAACCGAGCGTTGTCTTGCGGGTTCGATTTGCGGTACTCAATCGCCTTCCCGAACATATTCTGGAATGCGTTGGCAATGTCGATGACCTTGGGTCTACGCGGAAGCTCTAGCTTCAGCACATCATCCAGAACGGCAAGCCCATCACTTGTGCCGTCCGGCATGAACCTTACATCCCCCGCTTGTCGAACCGCCCCGCCTTCGCCTTGGCCTTCCGCGCCACCGAGAGCGCGATTGCGACCGCCTGCTTCTGCGGTTTGCCGGACTTCATCTCCCGGGACACGTTGCTGCTGATCGACTTCTGGCTGTAGCCTTGCTTGAGTGGCATCTGCTTTCCTTTCTGCTTGGGTTTGGGTGTCGTAGATTCCGATGAGCTTTCCATCGGGACCGTAGAGCTTGTGCTTGGCACCGCTGATAATGCGGTAGCCCTCATCGGAGTTGATGACCAGCTTGTCGCCGATGGTCTCGGCGGGCATCCAGCGATTCTTTGAGAGCTGGTAGGCTTCCTCGGAGAACTTCGCTTTGAAGTCCATCGGAGACATCGAGCCAACGCGATCCAGCCGGAAGCTGCGAACGAACTTGCTTCCAGTCTTTTCGCCAGCACCAACAAAGTCGCCAAGGAACTTCGCCTTCTCGACTCCGAATATCTCAGCGGAACGACGGGCACCTTCTCTTTGGTCGAGGTTGGTAAAGTACCTCGCCAGATCGGTCATAAACCCATCTGTGTTGCTCCACAGGCCTCCAATGCTGCCATCCTTCTTCAGCAGCTTGCTGAGTTCGTTTCGGACCTTGGTGATGTCGATGGCGTTGACCACCGGGTTGTCAGCCTTTGTGATCTTGAAGCTGTACGGAGAGAACTCGCGCTCGCTGACTCGGATGCCACTGTCGTACTTCGGAGAGTACTTCTTGGTGAGCTTGTTCCTCACTCGTCGAAGTGCGGCGAAGTAGGTGACGAACAGGCTGTTGCCGTTCTCGATTGCCAGATTGACGGCCCGGATCTTGTCCTTCATCCGAGAGCTGATCGTCTGGGATTGCTCAATGGCACTGAGCTGATCCGGACTGAACCTGCCTGTGATTTCACCGTCGACCATCCGAGCCCCCGGGATCTTCTCGGTGATGGATCTCAACGAGGTCAGATCCTTGTCGTCGCGTGCTCGGATCTCTTCGCTGGAAAGGTTCCTGATGCTGCCATCGGGCATCCGTTCAGCCAATCCAAGGTCAACCAGTTCCTTGGCTGCCAACGGGTTGGAAATGTCCTCCGGCTTCAGCACGCGGCCACCGCGGCTGTCGTCGAGTATGATCTTCTCGTCCAGCTTGCGACGGGCACGCACCAAGTCGCGCAGCATGGCGTTCACCTGAGGCGAGGCCTGCTTTAGGTCCGGAAACAGGACTGAATCAGTCGGCTTCACGCCGAAGGTGCGCTCAATCGACGCAGCAGCGTTTGCGATGGCCTTGCTGGCATTCTGCGTCAGTGCGGCATCCAGAAGCTGTCTGGTGAGGCCTGAGAAGCCTTTCAGCATTGCGTCCGGCTTCTGACCAGCAATCAGTGCTGCAAAGTGTTCAGCGGCCAGCTCCGAGGCAATGTAGTCGGCCTTCTTGTTGATCGTGTCGAACTGAGCAAGTTCTGCTGCACGCTGCGGACTGCCTGCGGATAGCTTGTCTCGGTACTCGTTGAACCGAGCCTCAATCTCAGCGTCATTGAAAGCGCCATCGGCCAGCTTACGGATGACGTCGCCTTCCTGAATCCAGCGTCCGACAAGAGCGCTCTTGATCTCAGTTGCACCGCCTGCGAGCTGCTCGCTCTTTTCGAGAGCGTGGAACAGCTCATGGCCCAGCGTGTAGAGGGGGCTGTCGCCTTTGCCTTTGCCGAGGATGTCGGCATTGATGACGATGGTCGGTCGGTCTCCAATCTCAACCTGCACGCCACGGGCACGGCCCTTGTACTGATCAACGAAGTCAGCGTCCGACAGGTACTTGATGTCGACATCACCGAACCGGCCTTTGACCAGTCCTTCAACATCCATCAGCGCCGATGCGGTATCGACGCCGTGCGTATCGCGGACACGCTCGAAAAGGCCTTTGGTCGTCGGATCTTGTAGGCCTTCAATGAAGCGCCCCAAGTCTCCAGCACGGGCTTCAGCAGCAGCCTTGCCGGTGAGCTTCTGGTAAGCACGGCCGCCAAGAGCACCAAGAGCACCTTGAGAAGCACCAGATCCGAGTCCAGCAGCAGCGCCTTCCTCGCCACCGGAAAGGTAGCCGAGGCCGGTTCCCAATACGGCACCCTCTAGTCCGCCGGCAGTGCCTCGCAGAGCAGCGTCCACCGCGGCATCGCCTCCGTACTGACCGATCACACCCAGCATCCGCTGGCGAAGGTTTGCGCCAGGTGCAGCACCGATGGCTTCCAGCGGTCCAACACGGGAGGGCTGGGTCATCAGGTTCTCGCCGGCAGCCGTAATGGCCTCGCCGATCTCTCGGGTGGTGCGCACCGCGGCAGGAATTGCCGCAGCGGTGGCAAGCTCCGGGGCAATGCCAAGAGCACCTGCAATGCCGGTGGTCGCAGCGGTTGTGCGCAGTGCCTCAGGGCTTACGCTCAAAGCCTCCGCAACGCCGCGCTCGGCAGCACTCAGCAAGCGTTCTGCAGGCGCAGCAACAGCGGTGACAGCACGGCCAGCTAACTGGGCACCCCTGCCGACAGCACGGGCCGAGAGCTTTCCAGCACCGAACACCTCTCCGATGCCGGGCAACAGCATCGTCGGGTCGGCGATCAACGACACACCCTGCACGAACTCCGGGTTGGTGAACTCCGGCGGCACCACGATGCCTTCTTGGCCTTCCTCAAGCCTGCGGGAGGTGCGAGCGAAGTCGCGTGCCTCAAGAAACTGATTGTACTGCGAGTCAAGCGTTCCGGTGCCGGTGACCAAGTCCTTGAACTTGAACAGCGGTGAGTCCGGGTTCTCTGACTGCGCCACGAGGCCGTAGAGCTGACGAGTACCTTGAGCAGCACCCTCGATGTAGTTGAGCGGGTTGGCGGCAGCTCCGGTAGCACCTTCGGCCAACGCACTGCCAATCATGCCTGCAGCGGCATCGACCGATTGCGCGATGGTGTTGATCCAGTCGGTCTGCTTGGTCTTGTTGTACTCCTTGAACAGGTCGAACTGCTCTCGGGTAGGAACGAAGTCAGGGTTCTGCAATGCCTGCGCCACATCCTCGCCAGTAGGCGGGAACTGGTCGGCAAGAATGCGTTGGGCTTCCTCAGGGTTGACCGAGTCAGGAAACTCGACCAACTGAGCACCGACCTGCACCTGATATGGCATAGGCTATTCGAACTTTTTGGTCAGCGGATTGTAGCGAACAACACCACCGGCAGAAGGTGCTGCGGCTTGCTGTTGAGGCTTTAACACCTCAAGGCCGAGTGCCTTTGCCTTGGTTTCAATTCCATTTCCAGCACGCTCCAACAGTGACTTCAGCGCTTTGAGGTTGGACGATTGCAGCGAGAAAATCCTAGTCGGATTCGGAACGATGCTCTTCAGGATCTCACGATCTGGTTCAGTCACCGTGCCAGGGCCAAGGATTTCCAATCGCAGTGCGCCTTGAGCGCCAACCGCTAACTGCTCGGCTTCGGCTTTGATCTCAGGCGTCTGTTGTTGAGCTTTGCCCATCTGAGCGATCTCAATCAGTCGCTTGATGCTGCGACGGCTATCAAGCACGTTGGAATACTGTTCTCGGAAGTCTTTTGCCTCGGCCTCGGTAGGTGCTTGGCCGCGGAACTCAGGAGAATTGATGGTGAGTCCGCGCACTTTCAGAATGTCTCCGATGTCAGTCTTGGGATTCGGAACAAACTGTTCCTTGTCTCCAAAGCGAATTACAGAACCAAGGTTTCCAATCTGCTCGATAGTGGTCGGCCTACGCTGACCAGCAACCTCAAGCACCTTGTCGAGGCTAGCAAACACCTCGGGATTCATTCCCTGCTGCTCCGCAAACTGAGCCATGTTCCTGCGCAACTGCTCATACGGCACCTGCTCGGTACGAGTGACAGGAGTCGTAACCTCAACCGGAGGCAAGAACTGGGCGGCAGGCTGTTGAGCAGCAGGCTGAGTGGTGAAGTCCTCGCGCCGAGGCATGGTGGCAGGCTTGGCCTGAGCAGCCTGAAGCTGGGCCTGAAGTTGCTGAACCCTAGGAAGATTCTGAGCGATACGCCCAGCAACCTGCTGCGGGGTCTCGGTGACAGTGGCTTGACCAACGGCCAAGCCTCCGCCCATGCCACCTTGCAACGAAGGAATACGGAACTGCCTAGGAGTCTCAGAGACCAACGGCTGAAGCTGGGCCAACTGGGCCTGAATGTCGGCAGCATTGACTGCAGGAGCAGTCTGCTGCTGGTACTGCCTCAAAGCCTGCAGGTATCCCTGTTCGTTGAACGTAGGCGCAGCCTGAGGCTGCATGGCAGGCTGCACAGGTCCAACAGGCTGCACCGTCTCGGTGATCTGATCGCTGACGCTCACCTCGGTAGGCATCGTCATGCCGTAGCGCATCAGCTCACCAAGCTGCTGCTGGGTGGTGATCTGGTTCTTGATCTGCTGAGTCTGAAGATCCTGCAACTCACGCGCCTTGGCCTTATCAGCCCGATCCAGATAGAACTCCGCATTGAGCAGCGTGGCCTTCTTCTGCGGGATGGACATCGACGAGAACTTCTCGATGTCGCCAAGCAGCTTCGACTCGGGCGTGTTCTTGTCCATGATGTTGCCGCTTTGGGCAACGGTGTTCAGATACGGGGCCAGCGACTCAAGGCGTGACGTCAGGAACTCGTTCTCAGCCTTGTTCTGCCCGTACCGCTGCAGCGACTCGCCGATGGCATTGCCGATCTGCTGGATGCCCTGGCCAATGTTGCGCCCGGCCTGCGAGTAGGCCTCGATGTAGCCGGAAGGCACGGCGGAAGGTCCTCCGCCCTGGTAGCCTGCTGAGTAGCTGTAAGTCGCCATAGATTAGCCTCCGAAGAGTTTGCCGAAACCGCCAGCAGAGCCAGCACCACTGAACAATCCACCACCGATGCTTCCAAGAGCACCGAGGCCGCCACCGATCAGGCCGGATGTAGCGGATGCACCGGCAGCCCGGGCAGCGCCAATGGCCTGCTGGTTGCCTGCGTAGATGTTGGATGCGTAGGCGCTCTCTGGGTTGAAGAGCTGTCCGGGGTTGAAGCCCGAGGCCTGGCCTACGAATCCCTGAGATCCTGCAAAGGCCTGAGAAGGCCGTCCCAAGACCTGCTGGAACACGTCTCCATACACGCCCTGACCGGCCTGCAGTGCGCCCATGGCCTGCTGCTGGCGCTGCTGTTGGAGGCCGGCACCGATCATCTGGGAGCGCAGGGCTTCTTGCAGCGCGGCATTGGGTCCCTGGGCCATGCCACGGGCCGAAGAGGCTACGCGGGCCTGCTGCTGCGCCATCCGCTGCTGCTCCGGGGTCAGCCGGGAGCCGGCAAGGAGATTGGAGGTCGCGTTCTGGGCAAGGATGTCGGCAATGCGGGTCTGCTCCGGGGCAAAGCCTTGGATGGCAGCACGGGCTTGAGGCCCGAGCTTGGCAATATCAGCAATGTCGCCAGCCCGGGAAGATGCACGGCTGGCAGCCTCGGTGCGCCCCATTGCTGGCGCAATCTGCTCTTCGTACAGACGCAGCAACTCAGGAGTTGCCTGCTTGAGCATATCAATGGTCAGCGCCTGATACTTAGGCGCGAACTGTGCCTCCGCGGCATACTTCTCCGGTGCCAAATCAATTTGGTTTCGGAGTGTTTCCCGGGTTTCCTGGGCGTAGTTGCGTGCTGGAGGTGCTTCGACTGTCATATCATTTTGGAGGCCACCCGGTAGATCGGCATCGAGCCTTTCTTGTAGGTGGTCAGTTTGCCGTTGCGATAGCCGATAGCCGGGAGGATTGCAGCCTCCGGTCGGTCATGGAAGAACTTAGCCGCCACCGCCATGGCGAATACCGCGCAATCCGCGGCGAATTGATGCCAGTACCAGTGGTCGCCATTGGGGTCGGAATGCTGCCACTCCCAGGCCTTAGGCTCTGGACCCGTCTGGCGCCAGCCTACCAGCACACCGACCACATGGTCGTCCTGGGTGGCGATCTTGAGCGTGCCCTGCTCCGCATGGAACATGACGTAGTCCTCGACGGCCTCACGGGTCCAGCCCTTGAAGCTGTCCGGGAGCTTGTGCAGCAGGTAGTCTGTGATCTGGGGGATCATTCTCAGTCTTGAGGCTGCACTCGAGTCTGGAAAACATACACCTCGCACTGCTGGCCAGCGCCAGTGACAGTGTCGAACGCCCGAGCGGCGATATAGATGAACGTGTAGGAATTTGCGTTTGGAAACACTGAATTCGCCGTGAATGGTGCTGTGTAGGTCGAGAAGTCTGAGGTGTTTTGGATTTCTCGGATATACGCGAGCACCGGAGTCAAAAGGAACTTGATCGTCGTCGTCGGGGGGACAGGCCTGCCGTAGAGATCAGAGATTGTGATCAGTGATACAGCAGGGTTGATGATGACATTTAGGCTCTCGGGATCGAGCGTTGAGCTGTCGGAATAGATGATCGGAAACGTGGTTCCCGTAGGAACCGGCGCTCCTTCATTGAACCAGGCAGCGTGCATCAGGCGTTGAAGTTGGCGATTTGCTTGCCGTAGACGTTGGCCCCGATGCAGGTGAAGACAAACAGGTCGGCCTTGTTGGCACCAGTTGTCAGTGTCGGGGTGCTGCCGGCCTGAAACTGCATCGTCTTGCCGCCCGAAGCCGAGAAGGTTGCAGTCAACGTGCCACCAGCATTCTGCTTCACCTTCACCAGCACGGTCTTGCCGTCGTCGTTGGCGCCGAAGGTCAGCGTGACAGCCACGTTGCCGGTAGGCGTCAGATCCCAAGTCAGGCTTGTACCGACATTGACGGTCGGCGTGGTCGAGCTACTGGTCTGTGGTGCGGTTGAGAGCTTGGCCGAGGTGACCGAGTTGTCCTTCAGGCGGATCGTGGTGCCGCTGGTCTCAATCGTGGTCTCGTCGGGCACCAACGAAAGCAGGGTCTTGGTTTGAGCTGCCGTCAGGTCGACCGGGGTCGCGCTGCTGCCGGTGTTGTTGCCCTTGATGGTGTTGGCCGCCATCGTCGCCAGCTTGGCGTTGGTGACAGCGTTGTCGGCCAGTTTGGAGGTGATCACCGCCAGATTCTGAATGGCATCAGAATTCACTGAGTTGGCACCGATGGTCAGCGTGCCGCCGTCGATGGTGCCCGTGATGTTTACGGTGGGCGTGCCCAAGAGGTTGAGCGTCGAGGCCGACAGTGTGGTTGTCGGGCTGATCGTGGTGCCTGGGGTGACGTTTACGAAGAGTGGCATGGTGGTTTAGACGTCGTTCTTGCCGTAGAGTCGGAATGCAATGCCGATGACCTTGGCGCTGTAGATGTCGAGGGAGCCCTGGTCGGTGGTGATCAGGGGCTGCACAGAGGCCGAGTGCTTGCGCAGGCGGGCCTTGTGGCTGAAGAACTGGTGCAGGCCGGCCTTCCAGCCGTTGTTTCCGCAGCGGAACTGGGTGGTCACCGAGTAGTCCTCGCGGTACGGGGCCAGGAAGTTGTCGGCGGTGTTGTTGGTGTTGTAGGTGCCGCTGCCGTAGGTGTAGTAAGCCGTGCGATCCTTGGTCTGGTCGGTGGCAACCGTGTAGAACTCATTCACACCGTCGAACTGCGCAGTGATGGAATAGCGGGTGTTCCAGTTGCCCAGCTCGAACTGGATGTCGGTCCACTGCTTGTGGTCGACGTTGTCCTCCCCGGTGTAGCCGCGGAAGCGAACCTCGGTGCTGATCTGGGTCAGCACGCCAGTGCGGTCGGCGTCCACAAGACCGAGCGTGTCGAACTGGTGGATTAATCCGCTCTCATCGGCCCAGCACAGCGTGTCGGTGCCTGCTACGATGACTCTGGACCAGTACTTCGGAACGAGTAGAGAGCCCTCCCAGTAGCCTTCCCAGGCCTTGTTCAGGAAGTTGTAGACCAGCGTGCGTTGGTTGGTGCCGTCACCGCCCTCGACCGGCACGCTTAGGATGTATCGGTTCGAGAAGTAGGTCCCGCAGGCGTTGCTCCAGAAGGCCTGGTCGATGTCGTCGACGATGTTCTGGATCTGGTCGGACAATGGCACCACCACCGATTGGCTGATGCCAAACTCGGTCTGGCGCAGGCTGATGATGCCGCGCTGGGACAGGAAGATGACGTCGGAGCCCGTGCCTGCGATAGAGGCCTGAGACACGCAGCCGAACTCCCGGGTGATCTCGGTCAGCCGGGTGGTCGACAGGTCGCCGTAGAGGTTCTCCACGGCCAGCACCGAGCGTTCCTTGAAGACCAATAGCGTGGTCATGTTGAACGGGTACAGGGCCACCACCCGGTCATTGCTGCCGGTGTTGAGCTTGAACTCGTTCAGGATAGGCGAGTAGTGCAGCGGGTCCAGCACGTCGGAGACGGCCAGGTAATCGTTGCCGTAGAGCAGCAGCAGGCGGTTCTGAAAGTATAGGCCTTCGCGACCCGGGGGCACCGAGGAACCGGAAGCACTCGAGCGCTTGATACTGCCGGTGATGTTGGAAGTGGTAATGTCCACCAGGGTCGAAGGCATGGCCACCGTGGCAGTGGGGGTCGTTGAATAGACACCCGCATTGACGATGGTGACTGCGCTGACGATTCCGTTGGTGACTGTTGCAGTCAGGCTTGCGGCCACGCTGGATGTGCCAGAGACCGTGATCACCGGGGCCGAGAGGTAGCCGGAGCCCTGGTTGAGGATGACAACGTCGGTAATGGAGATATTGGGCGACGTGCCGGTGGTCGTGATCTGAATGATTGCTCGGTTGGCGTCGTTCAGCGAGTCGGTCTCCTCGGTCGTGCCTGAGAACAGGCGCAGCGTGTTGTTGTCGACCGGATAGGTGTAGTAGATCTTGTTGGTGACGTTGGCCCCACCGTTTTCAATGTTGGTCAGCGTGACCTGATCGCCCGGGATGAAGTTGTGGTTAAAGACCGCAATAGTGTCCGCAGTAGCGTCGGAACTATTGATCGACAGCGTGGAGGGGATGCGGTTGAAACCGGCGTCGAGCGCAGACGGGTTGGTTGCCGTGCTCTGCATCAGGATCGGCATCCCGTCGTTCAGGTTGTTGACGATGTCTTGAGCTAGGTCGTAGCCGGTCGTGTTGCTGGCCAGCTCAATGTAGTAGCGGGCGTTGTTCTCTGGGTTCAGTGGCAACGAGTTGGTCTTGGCCCGAGCATCAGCAAGAGTCAGGTGCAACGAGATCTCCTGATTGACCACATTGACGTAGAGCTGGAAGCCTTGACCAGACCCGGGTGACGCATTCCAGAGGGGAGCAGCATTGCCAACTTGGCCGACGTTCACGATGTCTCCGGTGGCCAGATCGGGCACCACGTTCAGTGTGATCTCGGTGGATGCCTCTTGGGAGAGAAGGAAACTGTTTTCACACAGGATTGCATCGTTGCCCTCGGTGTCGATGGAGTCGTAGACGATGCCGGTAACGCTGTCGAAGTAGTATCGGGCGTTGCCAGGGCGCAGCATGACCACGCCGTTGGTGGCCTGGATGAGGCGCACCGGCAGGTAGATGTCGTGCCCGTTCATGGACACTTCCACGGGCGACTGGTTGGGCCGGATGCACCAGACCTTGCCTTGGCCACCGTCAGAGGTCCGGGCCTCGTTGACTGCTACCAGAAGTGCATTGGCCCCGGTGTCTGGGTCGCGGTAGGGCAGGATGCCGAGGATATCCTCGAAGGGAGCGGTTGAGTCGTAGAACTGCACCGTCTTGTTTGCAGGCGACGGCGCGAAGCTAAATGCCGAAGTACTGAAGGTCGCGTTGGTGTTGTCGTCCAGCGTACAGAGCGTGCCGTTGGAAAAGATCTGGGTGTTGGCGTCCACGTCGCAAACCACCTGCGAGTTTGCCGGGATCTGAGTGCCGGAGACAGGAACACCGACCGATGATCCAGATGTGAGCGTGACGATGCGTGATCCGCTCAACCAGCGGCCGCCCCACTTGGGCTGCACAATGCCCCAGCGGTTCTTGATGACCTGATCCTCGAAGCGTCGGTTGACGGCGTTGGAAACGTAGGAGGCCGGGATCAGCGCAGGGTCAATGCGCGATACCACTCCAACGAATCCATCGTCGATTGCACCGATTTGAGGCAGGTCAGGCATATCACCGGGACGGTACGATTATCTGCCGGACATATTTCTCCTGGAGCGCCACCTTGTCGATCTCCTTGGTCAGTTCAACCTCTCCTAACTCAAGGAACTGGTTGCCCAGGTCGATCTTGCCGTCGACCCGGAGCATCTGGCCGGCTGCTTTGAGTGCGCAGATCTCGCAGAAGCGGTAGGGGAAGGCGTAGGCGGTGGCCTCGGCGGAGCTGGACAGAAGCGGTGGGGTCTTGCGGAATTCCAGCCAGACGTAGGGGAGGTCGTTCCCAACCAGCACACCGTCATCGGTGAACGTGTACGTGACCTCCTGCTGACGCCAGGTGACCCGAGGGTCGGCTGGCCAGACTGAGAAAGTTTCACCGATGGGGACAGCCCGGGTTGTGCCGTCGGGGTTGTTGGTCTGTGAGATATTGCGCAGGAACTTGTTCAGGATTCCCCAGTAGGCTGTGTTGGTTGGGACGGTGCCGGACGGTGCAATGGCATAGAGCTGATAGTGCTCCTGCGTCACCGGATACAACACGATCTGACCGATGGTGTAGGAGGTGGTGCTGTCCCAGTCGCCGTCATTGTTACCGTAGGAAGGCTGTGCCTCGGACCAGTAGATTGAGTTGAGCGTGCCGTTGGGGCCGCTAGTGGTCGGGCTCTGGCCGGCACCCGGCGTGATGTTGACCCACTGGTAATACTTCTCCTCGACCGGGAAGTAGACCACGTCCCCGGCGTTGTAGGTGTTTTGGTAGGAGTAAGTGGGCGCAAAGAACTCCTGCTGATACACCGTCTGCTCGGGCCAGTCGAAGCACTCCCAGGCGCTCCGCAGTGACATGGAGATGAACGTGCGGAAGAAGTTGGACTCCTCGGTCGTTAGAGTGGAAAAGACGCGCCCAGTGAGCTCACAGGCGCGTTGCAGCACGTAGTCGTAGGTGACGGTTCTCATTGGCTACCAGGATTTGCACGCCCAATACTTGGCGGAGAGTTTGGTGCCCGGCTCGTCACAACCATGACGGGCGCGGAAGGATGCACGCCGCTCCGGGATGTGCTTCTTGATGCTCATGTCCGGGTCGCCGAAACGCACGAGAGCGACCTTGTCGCCTTCCTTGGCCAGGACAGCGAATTTCTTCGACTCGCCGGGAGTGCGCTTGGGCTTGTTGTAGCTCGAGAACTTGTTGCCCTTGTAGTTGATCATTTGCTCTTGGGGAGTGCGTACCAACCTGCAGGAATTACCACCGTCGCAGGCCCGACCAGCTTCTTGTTCTTATCGAAGGAATAGACGCTGGCCTTCGTAGGTGCTGCCAGCATCACCGGGTCACCGTTTGGGACCATTACCACCGTGGTCTGGCAGGCCGGGAAGATCGGCAATGCGAGCAGCCAGATCAGCCTTGAGCTTCTTAGGTGCTTTACCGTGGTCGACATCGGGTGGTGGTGTTTGACGGATCCAGTCCAGCAGAGCCTTCAGGATCTGATAGATCCAGTTCACTCGGACTTCTTCTCGGCGTCCTTGGCCCAGATAAGGCCGATGCCAACGGTCACTTGAGCGATGGTGGCGGTCAGATCGACGTTGGTGCTAGGATCGCCATCGAACACGGATTTGAGAGCACTTCCAATAGCAACGAGAATGACGCCAACGCCAGCGAGTGTAGTTTTGATGTTTTTCATTTTTTCAGGGCTTTGTAAAGTGCAACGCAGGCGGCGGCAAGGCCAACCAAGGCGGAGAGGAATCGAATCCCGTCCGTGAGCTGGGGGAGCATCGACGCTGCGGTCGCAGTCGCCGCGGTTCCGAGCGAAAGGGCTAGGCCGTTCGTTCCGCCTTGGTTGGAAGCGTCCATGTTACTCGGGCTTGTGCTGCTGCTGTGCGTTCACTTGGGCTTCAATGCTTTCGTACAAAGGAAGCCCAACCTTCATATTCATAACGTCTCCAGCCTTCATCCCGATCACGAGAAGCTGGGTGAGCTGTTGCAACTGTTGCAGTGTGAGTTCGATCTTGATCATGCGGCAGGATCTTCGACAACGGGAGCTTCAGGCGCAACAACAACCGGCTCGGGAACCGGCACCCACGGCAGCGGCGGAGCGATGACCGGCGGGTTGATCTGGTTCTCGATCTGCGCGGTGACGTTCGCCTCAATCGCGCTCTGATCGACGCCATTGCTGAAGCACCAGCCAAGAACCTGCTCCTGCGTCAGGTCAGGATATGGCGTGAACGAACCGCTCGGCGCAGCAAACGACGTTGAGCCGTAGCAGGTGCCGCTGTACTGATCCTGCGAGCCGTTGCACCTCCAGTCGGCGGTGATGACGACATCGGAGTAGGTGCCTTCGGTCGGCTTAACGAGAAGGCGTTCGATGATCCAAGAGAGGGTAGTCATGGCTTACTTAGCTTCGAGAGTTTGAACACGGGCGGTGAGTTCCTGAATGGCTGCAACCAAGATAGGAACGACCTTTGATAGATCGACTCCCTGCGGCTTGATCGAACCATCCTCATTTACGGCATCCTTCTTACCAGTGACGGCAAGCGGAACAGATTCAGCGAGTTCGTGGGCCAAGAACCCCTCGCCGTTAGACCCGTCGGTCTTCCACTTGTAAATGGAAGGCTTGAGCGCATTGACGCGAGCAAGACCACCAACAAGCGGCTGAACCGATTCCTTCAGTCGGTAATCGGATGTCGTGTTAAAAGCAGTTCCACCAGAGCTGACGGTAATGTTTCCAACGAGATCCGGGGTGCTTCCCCAGTTGAAACGAGCGACGTAATCAGCAGAGCCAGAGTTATTTGAAAATGTGATCTGACCAAGATTTCCGGCAACATTGCTGAGTTTTAATCCACCAGCATTTCCAGAGGTGGTCGTCGTCCCCACCAACAGATTCCCGCTCGTATCAAGAGTCATCTTGACAGACGGCGTACCACTCGGATCGACAACAAACGCAAGGGCGTTGCTATTAGCCGCAGAAGAACCAACCCAAATGCCCCAGTTATTTCCGCTCGCTGAAATCTGGTATCCAGCATAAGCGGCTGAATTGGTTGATTGATTTTGGACGCGAGCCAACGTTAATGCGGATTGATCCAATCGAACATCAAGAATGCGATTTGGCGCAACCCCCACGCCCAGCCCCGTGGAGTTCAGGGTCATGGCGGTGGAGCCGCTGTTGTACCAAGCATGGGACAACGCGCTGTAGTCCATTATCTTGTAAGCGGTGTAAGCGTTATCAACAGCAGCAAGGCGCACGTTTCCAGTGGTAAAACCATCCTGAACAACAAACTTTGCGTCGATTGCAGACGAGATTTTAACGTTGAAAGGGCCACCATTGATTGTGGTGGTATTGATTCCAACTCGCGTGTTAGCAGAATCAACCTTTAGAACACTCGTCGCCACCGTCAGATCGCCGGTGATGGTGGCGGAGGCGAGGGTGGCGGTGCCGCCGGCTCCGAGGATCTGGTTGGTGGTGATTTTCTTGGTGGTGCCCGATGCAGCCATGGACGTATCCGAGATGTCCACAATCGGCAGCACGTCCGCTGCCGGATCAACCGTAGTGATGGCCGCCAAGGCCGTGATTTTCGTGTCTGCCATAAGTTAGTTTGCTTGGATGATGAGTTTGCCTGTGTCCTCTTGGAGCAGGAAGTCCCCGTTCTCCAAGTCTAAAGAGTCGAAGGTGCCGAAGGTGATGACGATCTTGTCGCCATCCTCAAGGAAGACAAAAAAGTCGTCCTCCTGAAGCAGGTCGCGCCGGATGATAGGCAGGTCAGCGCCGCCGCCAGCCCCACCGAGGGCTTGCTGCACGCCGAGTCCTAGGCCTAGTCCGAGACGCATTTTAGACCCACTTGCGGTTGTAGGCGATGATCGCCCCGGAGGATACAGCCACCGAGGTGAACACACCTGAAATCGAGTCGCCGGCCTGAATCGTCACGCCGGAGGGGAAGTTGGTGATGTTGGAAGTGACGGCACCGAGGATGGACGTGGCGACGGCATGGATCTCCATGTAGTTGCCGGTCACAGTGCCCGCGGAGGCGTCGATGTACCGGCCACCGAATTCGCCGGCCAGTTGGCGGTTTGATCCGACATTCATAGGGTGAACTTCTGACTACTGCGTTTTGTGCCACCGCTCCATCCAACCTGCAAGCGTGTAGCCCCGCAGCGCACTCGCACCTCGGGGTTATCCCGCTCAACCTCTTTCAAAAACTGGGAATCCTTCCAGCAGTCGTACCCATACTTGGTGCCCCAGGCATGGTAGAGAGTGGGATCGATCCGCATCCGCAGGCGACCGATGCCATCGACGGCGCGGACCTCGCGCTGCGAGTCCTGGGCGATGCGCTTCTGATCAATGCCGGCCTTGACCCAGTCCTTCTGGATGCCGGATTGGAACTCCTTGATGACGGCGCGGCGCAGTTCGCCGGGCATATCGTCGAGAGCGTTGGCGATGACGGAGGATGCGGAATTGTGGGCCATGAGAAAAGGAAAGAGGGGGAGGCCCGGGATGGACCTCCCCCGTTGTAGACTGACTAGGCTCCGTTGAAGAAGCCAAACCCGCTCGGGTTCTTCACCACGAGACCGGCAATGGCCTCGACGAGGCGGGCGGGGCCGCCGCCGGCGTCGGGCAGATCCTTGACCTGGGGCAGCTTGGCGTAGCGGACCTCGACCATGTCCATCGGGATCACGTAGCCCTTAGTGGCCTGAGCAGACAAGGCAGTGCCGTTTTTACCTCCCAAAAAGGTCGTGGGATGTAAAATTAGCCGGCCAAAGTCGCCTTCGAACAGATCAATGGACGACTTGAACGTGTCGCTCGACAGATCCTGGTTGAACGTGCGCACCGAGGTGGCAGCGATGGCGTTGGCGTTGACAACCTGGGTCGTGCCCGAGGCAGTCAGGTTGGTGAACGCACGCTTGAGCGTGGTGCCCAGGATACAGTCGTAGTCGCGGAAGGTGCCGGTGGCGCTGTAGATAGCGGTCAGCACGTTCTGGGCGGTCGCCTCGGTGAATGAAGCGGAGGCCGTGGTGTCGACAGCGCCGGAGGCCGGCAGGAAGGGCGAACCCGAAGCGCACGCGCCGATGTTGGAAGCGTTGGTGCTGGTCAACCAGTTGCCGAGGGAGCCGGTCAGGTAAGGATTTGAGGTGCTAACCTCAGTCTGCGCAGCCTGATTGGTGCACATGAAGGTCGCTTCCATATCCCGTTTAATCAAAACGAGGGTCTTGGCAATGCCGTTTGCAAGCTCATCCGTAACACCGGCGACGTTCTGGGTCTCAGCGATAAAGCCGATACGCAGGTCGCGGCGGAAAACCTGACCGTAGTTGTTTAGACGGGTCCGGTTGGTCACCGGGTTGGCCGCGCTGGAGACAGTCACGTCAGCACCGTCGACAACACCCTGCAACTGAGGGTCACCGTAATTGTCGACCTGCCAACTGAACTGCATATTCCCGATGTCCTTGCCCTTCGGGGCCATGGACACGAACGGGGTCGACTTGGCGTCGACGATGGCGATGTAATCCGCCAAGTCTTCGCGGACGGCGGAGGTAGAGGCCAATGGCACAGTGCCGGCCTGATTTTCTTGGAGTAGGGGCATGGTTTAGAGCATCCTTTTGAGTACTTGGGCTAATTCGGTGGTCGTCCCGGACTTTCGGAACTGCGACTTGGCGTTGTCCAGGCCGACCTTGGCCGCATCCTTCTTTGCAGGGATTGCGGTGGGGCGACCGGGCTGACTGGGTGCCTTGGCCAGTGGGCGGGTGGCAGATGGCTTGCCCTTGGCGGACTCCTTCTCCAGGCGCAGCTTGCGCCCGGCAATGAAGTCACCGACCAGCACCTGGTACTCCGGCAGTGAGGCAATCTGCGGCAGTTGCCGCAGGACGGCCTGCGCCTCGGTGTACTCGGTAGCTGAACGGTCTTTCCACCATGGGTAGAGCGTCTCGGCGATGGGCTTGATCTGCTGGTAGTTCTGCAGGAAGCGGGCGCGGGTTGGTATGTGCAGGTCGATGGCGTCTTCTACACGCCGCTTGATCTGCTTCACGTCCTCCGCGCTGTACTCCTTGCCCTCTACTTCGCAGCCGTCGATGTTGTCCTCGCACCACCGTTTCAGATTCCGGGCCTTGCTCCACTCATCGTTGAGCTTCGACACTTCCCAGACATCGGCAAACGGATCTGCAGCGGACTGCACCGCGGTCGGCCTGTCGTTGGTCTGCTCCAGCTTGGTCTTGGCGTCGTTGAGCTCCCGCTCGAGCGCCTCGGCCTTCTCCAGCGCCTCTTTCTTCTGGCGCGTGAGCTTGTCGATGCGTTTGCGGTAGCCCAGCGAATCCTCGTCGCTGTTCTCTTCGGTCTCGGAAAGAACCTCCTGCTCAGGCGACTCGGCCTGGGCGTCCGTTTGTTCTGCGGTCGGCTCCGCATCCTCGGCCTGATCGTCCGCAATAGCGGCTTCCGGCTCCGGCGCTTGTCGCTCGACGGCTGACGCCTTGTCTTCCTCCCCGCTGAATCGTGTCTTCAGTAGCTTCGCCAACGCCGATTCGTCGAACTGCATCGGGTTGATTGGGGGCTGTGCCGTGTTTTGGGCAGGTTTCGCTTCCTGTGTATTCGTCGGGATGTCCATGCTTTTTGACCCTGCAAGCCGGGTATGCTGCGCCAGGGTTATTTAAGGCCAACCAAGAAGCCGTTGTTTGAGTGAGAGCCTAGAATTGACCGGAAGTCAACTCCCTCCCGTTTCTTAACGCACTGATTTGTGCGATGAGATCCTTGATCGCGGCTGCCCGGCCTGAGTTGTAGGCACGGTCCTCCGCAGAAAGTGATGGGATGATGGCGTTGTGCACCTCATCCCGCAGCGTGTCGTCGATGAGTTGGCCCATAGCCTTGAGCACCGGGTGCTCCTCGGATACGGAGAGGGCCTCCGAGAGTTGTTCGTCGGTCAGTTTCATTGGACTCCAAGTCGGCCGGTGATGGCGTTCTGCTGCTGTTGGACGCTGAACTGCAGGTTCTCAATGTATTTTTGCAGGTTGGCCTGAAAGAGCGGGTCCTGCTGGAGCTGGGCCTGATATTTTGGGTTGGATTGCAGGACCTGTTGGCTGAATTGCAGGCGCATGGGTGCGGTGGGGTCGTTCTCCCGGAGTTGGGGAGGATTACCGAGCGACATGAGCGCGATCTCGTCGTTGGTCTCGTTGAACATCTTCTGCGCGGCCGGGCCCTGCTGCATGACCAGCTCGCTGGCGAGGTTGGGGTCGATGGCCCGGAGGGCGACACTGATGAGCTTGGCACGGTCGATGACGCCGGCGGTGTCGAGGGGCAGGACGAGGGTGCTGATGGCCTTGAGCTTCTCGGTCACGAGGTCGGTGGACAGCTCGCGGATGTCGAATTTAAGCATCACGTCGAAGTCCTGAATGTCGGGAGGCAGCGGGGTGGCCGAGGCCGTGATGCGCTGGATCTCGGCGGGGCCGACGTACTGGAGCGTGAGGGATAGGACCTGGCGGAAAGCCTCGGTCCAGCCGTGCAGCCAGTTGTTGATCAGGCGCTGCTGGCGCATCTGGGTGATGACCGGGGGGACCTTCTCGGTCGGGCGGCCGAAGTAGCGGTCGGTCTGGGCCTCGATGGCCGCGATCAGTTGGAAGGCAACACCGGGCTCGCGGGCGGGCGGTGCTAGGAATCCGATCTCGCCGCGGCGCAGCACCGGGATCTGGATGGCGGGGCCGATCTTCAGGTTGCCGCCGCGGGTTTTGGGGACCTCAATGGGCGGGAGCGTGGCGAGGGACGTGTAGTCGAAGATGGAGTCGCGCTGGGCCTTGACCTCGTGCTGCCAGGTGGAACAGACCTCGGGCACGCCGCGGCTCTCGGTGATCTGGCGGTGGATCAGCTCGGAGCGCCAGATAACGAAAGGATACTGGCCGTGCGTGTAGTCCAGCAGGTCGAAGTAGCCCCACTTGTCGCCGACCTGGGGGCTGAAGACGGTGTAGAACACGCCCGGGATACCGTCGGAGTCGATTGACTTTTGGTAGGCGTAGACCACTTCGATCAGGTTTTCGCGGTCGAGGATGGAGTTTTCGGCAAGGCCGACGGCTGCGTAGGTGTAGGCGGAGTAGTCCGAGAAACGGCCCATCGTGTTGATGGCTTCTTGAGCCCACTCGGCGTCCCAGTCCTCGGTCTCGACCTTGTTCAGGAGTTGGGCCTCGGTCATGTAGTAGCGGCGGAAGACAACCCGGGCGGACTGGATGTCGGTGGTCTCGGGCGGGAAGACCAGCTCGTCGTAGGGTGCCAGGGCAGCGACCATGGGCTTGTTGCTGACCATGGTGGGGATGGGGAAGTCGCACTCGCCCTCGGTGCGCAGGTCGCGGATGGCCTTGAGCGCCCGGCGCTTGCGCAGGTTGGGGAAGGCGGCGAGCAGGAGCTCCGCGGATTGGTCGTCGGCCTCGGGGTTAGCGATGAGATTGGGCAGGTCGGCCAGGATGGAGCCCTCGGGCGACTGGGCTGCCAAGGCCATGATCTGGTCCATAGTCAGGTACTGCTCCTTCTGCCCCATCTCCTGCTGCCAGGTGACATGGACGCCGGCCCAGCCGTAGGTCCAGAGGTACTGCGAGAGTAGTTCAACCTCGCGGGTGAGGTCGTTGTACATCCGGGAGTTGACCGTCCAGTCCATCAGGTTGTGCGCGGTGACCGCCTGGTCGAGCTGGCTGATGTTGGTGGGCGACACGCGGAGCATCGAGCGCCAGAAAGAGGTGGAACAGAGGTCGACGAGGCCGTTGATCACCTCGTCGGCCAGCGGGATGCGCGTGTCGGAGGCACCGTCCCAGGGGAAGGCCGGCTTGTTGCGGTTGGCATCGTTGTTCTTCTTGCCGTCGTCGGTCTGCCCAGGCCAGCGGCAGTAGCGCACATTCTCGGCATTCTCGACCCGGGCGAAGACGCCGTAGTCGGTGGCCGAGCGCCGCAGCTCCTCGGTCAATGCCGGTACATTGGGCTCGTCGCCGACCCGTGCCATCACGTCGGTTGCTTGCTTGTAGGAATCTCCTTGCATAGTGAAATGGTTTAGTATCCGCCGCCGCCGCGACAATCAAAGCCCCCGCGGCCTACGAACGCAAGACTTGAGACCAAAAGCATCCCCAGGCAGTCGATGGGATCTTTAGTGCAGCCCTTCTGCCCGTCGCGGCCGGTGTGCTCGGAGAGTGCGTAGGTAAGGTTGGTGCAGGTGTCGGTGATGTAGAGCGAGGGCTCGTTGAGCGCGGTGAGGGGCTGGGTGGCGTCGTAGGAGAGGAGGCTATTGATGGCGGATGTGCGCTGGTCGACGGGCACGCCGGGTGCGGGAATGAAGGCCATGCCATCGTCGGTGGGGTCGTCGGATTCGGCTAGGAGGTCGATGAGGGTCGTGCCGCCGGCCTCGGAGAGCGCTGGAGAACCTCCGGCCTTGGGGTCGATCAGGCGCATGACGGGCTCGCCGTAGCCGAGTTCTGACTCGATTTGGCGGAAGAGCTTGCGGTACTCGGAGATGGAACGGCCGGCGTCTAGGGTTTGGGCGGGACCGAACTTGCCATCGGGTTTTTCGGAGGGCAGCGCCCACTCGCCGTAGTTGGCAAAGTCGGGGAATTCACGGACCACGATGCGCTTGCCGTCCTCGTAGACCAGGAGCCACAGGCAGAACCAATTGCGGGCTCCGGCAGGGTCGCAGACCATGTACAGGGTGCCGCCGGGTGGCACCTTGGAGGCCGGGATGCAGTGGATATCGGGGCGGAAACGGGCGAAGGCCTTGCCGATGTTGTCCGAGGCCCAGCCGTAGGCCCGGGTCAGGATCTGGCCCATAGGCGAGGTGACCAGCTTGGACTTCATCTCGTCGAAGGGGTTGTACGGGTTGTCCTCCGAGAAGAAGAACACGGTGCGCCGGTTGGTCTGGGGCTGCACCATGGTGCGGGCGGACTTACCCATGGGCCAGGTGGGCAGCGCCTGCTTGCCTTTGATGAGCTCGGCGTCGTCAAAGCGGGTGATTGCGGAGCCGGCGGTGAACTCCTTGTAGACACTGGCGACACCTTCGAGGGGTGTTTGGGTGACCAGGAGCTTGCCGCGGCGGGTGATCAGGCGGTAGCGCAGTGTGTCCACCCAGGATTGGGGCACGAGCTCGTCGCACCAGATCATGTCGGCCTCGCGGCCCTCGATGGTGTTCTCGCTCTGCGTGTAGTTCAGGAAGTCGCAGCGGGAGCCGTTGGGTAGGATGAATGATCCGTCGGTGAAGCCATTTTTGCGGGAGTAGTTCAGGTAGTGGATGCGGCCCTTCTTGGTCGCCCGGAGTGCGACGGGCAGGTAGTTGTAGATCGCGGGCTGTTGCACAGTGACCGAGGTGGCGTGGGAGGTGTGGCAGCAGAGAACCGATGCGTTCTCCTTCTCGAGGAGGGTTTGAACCACGCGGCGGGCGGCCCAGAGGGTTTTACCGGCGCGGTTGCCGCCGGAGATTAAGAGCTCCTGGGTGAGCAAATACTCGGTGTTGGCGATCTCCCAGTGATCCGGGATGTAGCCGTAGGTGTAGGGGTCGGCCTTCTCGAGGAGCACGAGCTGGGTGCGCTTCTGCTTGAGCTCGAGGGCGCGGGGGTGCGAGGCGTCGACCTTGGGGATGACGGGGTGCTGCGGTTGCTCGTTCCACCAAGCGGTGTTGCAGGCCTCGGTGCAGAAGCGTTTCTGCTTGGGGCCTTCGCGCTGCTTGATGATCTCGAAGGGCTTGGAGCAGGTGAGGCAGAGTGGTTGGCTCATTTATCAATATTTTTCGTTTTAGAGAACCCGTCGACTTTTACCGTCGCCGCGGATTGCCCGACCCCCTCCCCCGGGGGCCCGGGCGGCCTGGTGTCTGCCTTGTGTAACGGGGTAGGACATTGGGTCTGCCGAGTGGGGCAAAAGTGCGTTTCGATCAATGTTTGCAGGGGTTTGCTGCGTGTTTGCGTTGCGAAGTGAATATAACTGCTATTGTACAAGAAAACGCTGAAACAGGCCTGAAGTCGTGGTTTTCGATGACGCTTCTGCGGTAGGGGTAGGACATTTCGGGCCACTACCTAAACCAGGTCGGGCGTCTGCTCGTCGTTCACGGGGGTCACATTGCGCTCTTTCAGGTCCTTCATCAGGTCGCGGTGGCTGACACTGGCTGTCATGGCGAGGTGAATTGAGGTAGGTTGACCCTTAATTACAGAAAGTTTGTCGGTTAGCACAGCGACCGCTACGGGTAAGCCCCTATCATCTATCAAGTTAATAGAGGATTCAGCCAGTCGCTTGGTGCCTTTCCAGATCGCAACCTCCAAAAACCCGGTCACGTCTTTCCGCCAGTCCTCCTCGTTTTCTGGATAGTCTACCGGGACCTTAACTCCTCGGATCAGCTTAAACGTAGTGGTGGGGCCAAGTCCGGTCTCTTCCGCAATCTTATCAATCGACTTGTTCTCCAGGATACCAGCGACGACAGCGTCTGCTTTCTCTTGGGTCAGCTTGTTGTTGAAGTGTTGGCCGGGGTGGTGTGTTTTGACGTACCCAAGCTCTTTGACTGCGTTGAAGACCTTCTCCTGCGTTGCCTGGGGGATCTCGGTGTTACCTGACAGCACTCGCTGCGTGTACAGGTAATTGACTCCAGCGGCCTTGGCGACGTCCTCGAGACTCGGCCTCTTCTTTGGTTTCTCACCCGGCATAAGGCGCAAAGCTAAAGGGGAACTCTCCCCAGTGGTTGAGTTGCTTACGGGGCTTCATCGAGAGGTGCTTCACTCCGGCCAGGGTCATCCTGACTGCGGCAGCGTAATCCTCACTGAGATACTCGAGTTTGCCAGGCATGGATTCCATGGCCAGTGGCATCCACAGGGTCGGGAAGCGTTCGACGCGCACATCCTCGCACCAGTCGATCCTGTACGGGCTCTGCACTCCTGACCCTTCCAGCGCATCAAGTGTCGCCAGAAGGCATTTACGGGGGATTGCGAGGCATCCCGATGCGAACATGGTGATGGGCACCAGCTCCGCTGCGCACTCAGCGTCATTCACCTGATGCTTGAGGGCCTGCAGGTGCTCCGCCTTGGGACGCAGGGCCGGCCTGGCGGGCAGTGAGCGGCATGAGTAGGGGATGCAGACGGTTGCCTGGTGTTCATGGGCCAGCTCGGCCATACGGATGACGTCGGCCGCGGTGAACTCAATGTCGTGGTCCAGTTGAATCCAGACGTCCTTGCCGCTGTCGAGGAACCACTTGGTTGCACGGCAACGGCTGCGGGATATCAGGGCATCCTCCCGGATCGTGCGCAGATCGGTCTGCCTGTCTGAACGGGCGAACGTGGCCGTCAGGTCTACCCAGGACATCATGCAGGCTGCGCTGATGCCACCGTAGGCGTACAGCGAGACATGGATGGACGGCCTGGTGCCTGCCTGGGTTACTGCTTGGACCTTGCTGGTCGGCTGCGGTGCGTAAATGAATGGATCTTCCATCTGCGGGGATTCTGCCTTTGTTGTGGTCATGGTTCAATGTCCTTCCGTTGGCTTGCGAGGTAGAGTTCGTGGCCCTTGGTGATGAGATAGACCACGCTGCCTCGGGGCACCTGGCAGGCCGTGGCAACATCGTTCAGCGACAGGCCGCGGTCACGCAGGTCGTAGGCCTTGCGTGCCATGTCCGGCGTGTGGCGCTGCTCGGTGACTTCCGGCTCATCCTGCATGACCGGGGCTGGCGTGCCGTCCTCCTTGAACGCCATGTCCTTGGGGTACGACAGCCAGCCACGCTGCACACCTACCTTCACAAGGTGTGGTGCCTCCATCAATAGTTTTGTTGTGTTTGTTACTATCATAACAGTGATATGTCTAATGGTGTTGCGGGCAAGTGCTGCCTACCCTTGCCGCTTTTATCTCCTATAAGCTGAAATATGCGTTGTCTATGTGCCTTGCCACTGGAACCGGGGTGGATAACGCAACCAAACCTCCCGTCTGCCTGGACAACGAGGTGATTACGCTGCTTGTCCCCACCTACCTCGGCACAGGCTGGGCATTGCCCGACCAATTTCGAGCCAATTTTGCGTAGGCCTACCACTGTCAAGCGGTGTCTAGTGTTTGGGACGGGAGGGACGGCATTTCCCAACTCCATTCCTACCCTGGAGCAGCCTATACCCCCTTTTACACTTCTAGCACCGAGTTGAGAAGTGCCGTCCCCCGTCCCAACCGCTTGACAACACTTGACAAATCCAGTGCTTTTCATGCGGTCAAGGTTACTTTCATGTAGCCTCGGGACTGTTGTTGCTGACCGTCGCTACGGTGAATGTGGTTCGACGGGATGGCCTGGTGTATCTCCAGCATCAGTTCAGCGGCACGTTTCTGGAAACGCTTCTCCGGTTCAGGCCCCCATTCCTTGTTGTTACACATCGTCATGTAAGCACTATACAGTTCCTCGGTTGTGATACAATCCGACGACATGCTGCTACCCCGGACATGGTTAACAACAAAGTATCTAACACTGTCGCTTTCGCTCAACAGATTATCAATCATCCCGCGCTGCCTCTCGGTCACCGGGAACGGCCTGCCGGCCTGCATGACCCGGCACAGATCCTCCGCGCCCTCCAGGAACCAGTTCAATATCCCGCTGCCTTCCCGCTCAATCATCACGTCGTGATAGTTGGGGATTACCTTCTCCGGCTTGGGCTGGCTGAAGTCTAGCAGCAGCAGCCGTCTCGACCACGCTCCCAAGTCTCCCTGCACGTTGACCTTCAGCCGGCTATTGGCCGTCACAATGACGTTCCAGTCGCCGACCACGGCCTTGGCCCCTGACTTCCCCTTGAACTCCACGCTCAGCCTATCGCCGCCCGTCAGCGCCTTGAGCTGCTGGCTCTCCTCGCAGGACAGGAAGTCCGGCGGCACGTCGCTGCCGATCAGCAGTGTCCTGTCGTGGAAGTTGGCCAGCTCGAACCTGCTACCCAGGTGCGCGGTCCTCAGCTCGCTGCAGTTCTCATCGCCCACCAGTCGCCTGACCAGCCCGGCCACCGTGCTCTTCCCGCCGCCGCCGGTCCCCGTCAGCAGCAGAATCACCTGCGGCCTGTTCCTCTGGAGCAGCGCCAGGCCGCCCCATCTCTGCAGCAGCATCTGGTCATCCTCCTCGGGCAGCGCATGATCCAGGAAGGCCTGCCACATCTCGCTGCTTGCCCCCTGGACATACCGCACCGGCGTCTGATTCCTCGACATCCACTCCGGCCCGAAGCCATGCATCTCGTAGGGTGCAGCCCGTAGATCCACCATGACATTGGAGCAGTGCACCACGCTGTCCGGTCTGGAAAACGGATTGCGCTCCACCTGCAGCCTCCCGATGAGATCCACCACCTGGTCCGCGAAGCTGGCTGTCAGCCTCGTCAGCAGCGCCGGCAGCCGCGGGTCCTCCGTCGAGGCCACCTGATCCAACAGAACGCGCCTGGCGGTCTCCAGGGCCTTCTGCGCCATCTCCTCGCGGCTCATGCTCATCCAGATCCCCCGGTCCTCCTTGTACCAGTAGTGCATCCCGGTCACCGCATCGAAGAGGAACCTTTCCTTGTGCGCCATGTAGGCCGCGAAGAAGGGAGCCTGCAGATTGCCCGTGCCGCTCCGGCCGAACGTCCAGGGCACGCCATGCTGCCGGATCAACTGCGCGATCTCATCCCGACTGCCCGGAGCCGGCCAGCCCTCGGGCCACCGGATCTGGCTGAACTCCAGCGCCACCGGCGGCCTGTCCACCAGCACGCTATACTCGCACCCGCTCGGGTGCACGCCCTTCACCGTGCTCAGGTTCCCCGTACTCCGCCACTCATACAACGGCTTACCCAGCAACCGATCACCCACCTGGACCATCTCGGTCGTGCTGCGCTCCGCGCACGGCCCCGGGTACTTGCCCGTGATCCTCACGCCAATCTGTGCGCCCCTTTTCCCCTTCCACCTTGCCGACCCCTGCAGCACTGGGTTGACCCTCAGGAACGCCTCCAGGCTGCCCTCATCGTCGAAGTCTATCGCGCACAGCCCTCCGGAGAACTCCCCCAACCTGACAGCCACGTTCCCGTGCTCGAGCATGACCCGGTACACGTCCCGCTTGGTACTCTCCATGGTCTCCTGGGTGTACTTGACCATCGGTATCTTGGTCCCCGGGCTCTGCGGCACCAGGAACAGCGGCGTCCCCAGCCAGCCCTCAATCTCTTGCGTCGTCATCATAACAGCTCTTTGATCAGTGTTCTGAAGGCTCGCTCCGCTGTTGCCGGGACAACGCCGTTGCCGAGCAGTCGCAGCTCATCCGTTCGATTGTCACAGGAGACGCACAGCTCGGCATAGTCCAGCCCACTGGAAGCCCCATCAGCGTCTCCACCCAGCGGGGGTTGAGTTTGCCTTGAGTCTGATTGCTCAGACCCACCTGCCTCGACTTGTCGCTCCTCCTGTCGCTCGCATCCGGTGTTGCCCAGTTCTTCACCTGCTGGTCCAGCTTGTCGGTCATGCTCCCGTCCTTCTGCCGGTGCGCTCCGGTCGACACGGTGGCTGTCTGCCATGTTTTCACCTGCGCCGTCAGCGGCATCGTCGCCACATCCCCCTTGGATTGCCTCTTCGCCCATGTCTCCGGGTTCTCGTCCGTTGTCTTGCCGGCTCTCGGTGTTGCCCACAACCCTTGGCGGCTCCCATCCGTACTGCTGCTCGCCGGGACGGCTGGGCCAGCAACATAAACCGCTCGCGCAAGCTGATCCGTTCTGTTCCTGTCCGACCCGTCCGGGTTGATTGCTGTCGTCGCCATTCCAGGTGAATCCTTCCAATCGCGAGCCGATGCGGTTGGCCATGATGAACACTCGCTTCCTCTGGTGTGGCGCTCCGCATTCAGACGCGCTGAATATGCCCCACGTCGTTCTGTAACCCATTCCTGCCAGGTCTTCGATGACGTCGGACAGCCCCAGGCTGATATGTCCTTCGACGTTCTCAAAGAAACAGATCCGAGGTCTGAGAAGTCGAATACCATCTGCAATCCACGGCCAGAGGTGCCGAGGGTCTTGCTTTCCTTTGCGCTGCCCGGCTGCACTGAAGGGCTGGCAGGGGTAGCCGCCAGTGAGGATGTCCACTCGGTCGCGAAACGCTGCCCAAGGGAAGGTCTTAAGATCCGGCCATATAGGTGCTGGGTCCATGAATCCCGCTTCCATTTTCGCAACCAAGTTGCTGATGGCGAAGGCTTCGATCTCACAAAGAGCGATTGTGCGCAGATTTGGGATTGCTCGTTTGAGTCCAAGCTCAATGCCTCCATATCCAGCGCAGAGGCCAAGGTGTGTAACTGCTTTGGAAGTATCCATGTCATTCCGCCCTCCTCTCAAATGCCAACGCCTCCTCGCTGATGAACCAACCCTTCGGCCACTCGGTCAGGTAGATCCCGCCCAGTGTCCGCACCCGGCTCAGTGCCACGTAGGCCTGCCCGGGCTCCCGGGCCGCCCGGATATCAATCCTCGCGGCATCCAGGGTCAGTCCCTGCGCCCGGTGTATGGTCATCGCGTAGGCCAATCGGAGCGGGTATTGTTGGACGGTCACCCCCAGACTCTCAAAGAACCATTTGCGCCGACCCAAGCAAATCTTCTCACCGCGGCTCTCGACCACGATATCCCCACTCCGAAACTCCACTACCCGGCCCACCTGCCCATTGTAGAAGCCCTGCTCCGCATCGTTCGCGGTAAACATCACGGCAGCCCCGGGCTTCAACTGCAGCACCCGCGGCGTGCTCATGTTCTTGGTGGCGAACTCCACCGCCTGATCCACACCCCTGACCTCGGAGTCAAACACAGCAATCGGGCCATCTATCGAACTCAGCCGATAATTATTCCACTTGTCCACCTGCACGTTGTGCGTCATCAGCCGGGTAATGTGCTCCGGCGGGTTCATTCTGAGCGCACTCCGCAGCAGTTGGTTGTCCCGCGGCTTCATCCTGCCCACCCGGAACCCGCTCAGCATCTCGATGAACGGCAGATCATTCTGCCTCCGCACCTTCTCGAGCTTGATCGTCTTGAAGTCGGCCTCCTCCCAAGCCTGACTCAGGAAAGCCCAGTCGTAGGCCTTGCTCTGGTCGGTCCTGACCGGCGGCAACTGCAGGAAGTCGCCCAGGAAGATAACCTGTAACCCGCCGAAGGGCCTGCTGTCTTCTCTGATCCGCTTCACCCAGTAGTTCAAGAAGTCCAAGTGCCTTCCTGCCATCATGCTGATCTCGTCGACCACCAGCACCTCGGTGCTCCGCACCCGCTTGCGGGCTCCATGAATCGAAGGCTGCTCCTCCAGCCGCTCGGCAGCCTGCAGGAAGTCCTCGCCATCCTGCGGCCCCAACTGCATCCCGCACCACCGGTGCACGGTGGTCCCGCCCACGTTCAACGCGGCAATGCCTGTCGGGGCCGTGATAGCCACGTCCCGGACTCCTTCCACCCTGCTCAGGAACTCCCGCAGCAGCGTGGACTTGCCGGTGCCCGCCTGCCCTGTGAGGAAGACGTTCCCGAAGGATTTTGCCCAGACCATGAAGCGGTCCTCGGGCGTCGGATCGAAGTCGTCCTCGATCACATGGACAGACGGGCTTGTAGTCATCGGATCAGTAGGTCGGGATGAGGATGTCGGAGACCTTCTGCGTGAGTTCCACGTCGCGCAGGCAGTAGGCAATAGCAGCCTCGCGGTCGGTCTTGAAGAGCTCGTGGAAGTGCGCCCCGTTGCCGGCCTTGTCGCCCAGCCCGAGGTGCCTCGAGATCGCAGCAAGACTGCCGTGCGCCCGGCTGTCGCCTAGCTGCCACACCTCGCGCAGATCCACGATCAGGTCGGTCCAATACCTGCCGTTGCGCATCCAGTATGGCACGGTGATCCGGTGCTTCCAGGACCGCTTGAACAGGAACGGCAGGTCGAACGGCTTGGTATTGAATCCGATCAACTGCGGCTTGCGCTCGAAGCTATCGAGCATCGACCAGAACTGCAGCAGCATGGCCTTCTCGCCATCCGTATCGGCGCAGAGCACCGCAGGCTGCTCATGCTCGACACGGTATCCGATGGCCAGCACCTGGCCGCTCAGGGCATCCAGTGCTGCGTTCTTGATGTAGTCGCTGACGTGGTTCTCCTCGGCCCGCTGGATCTTCTCCGCGATGATGTCCAGGTTCTTGATGTTGCCCAGCTTGACCGCAGCAGGGTCAAACGGTGGGATGACCAGCTCCGCAATGGGGAGCGGTCCTGTCTCGATGTCGAAGTAAATACGTGGGTTTGCTGGCATAATACTAAAACGGTTTGGATTGGTAGTTGTGCGTTTGTCAGCGGATGCGCACCCCCCGCTTGTCCATGAGTCCCCAGCAGCAACGGGCTGCCGGGAAAGTTGTCAGATCTGCTTCCCGCAGTGCGGGCACAGCTTGGGTTCTTTGGGCCGCTTCAGGAGCACCGGCACGGCCAGCCACTCGCAGATCTCGGAGTAGGACTTCCACCCGAAGCCTGTGACGGCATTGGGATGCAGGTGCCCGGACGTATACAGGCTCAGGGCCTCGCTCTTATCCTTCACCGCCATGCGGTCCAGAATATTGAAGGTGCGCGTGGTGAAGGGCCAGCCCCACTGCGCCTGGATCTCGGCCTTGATCTTGGCCGCCTGCGAGATCTGGCTGATGCGCTGCTTGGTCAGGCCCATGACCTCGCCGATCTGTGTGATGCTCTTGCCCTCGGCCCTCATCTGCATGACCTCGGGGATGAGGTGGGCCACCTTGGTGTACTTCTTCCTGGTGGGATTCATGGCTCAGTAGGGTAGGTCGTCCTGCTCCACTTTAACCTGGGCTTCCTCGTCAGCCTTGAACTTGGCCTGGTACCACACCAGGCCGTTGATCAGGCGCTTGTCGTCCGCGGTCTGCTTGACCTCGGCCCGGGCCTTGGGCAGCCAGTGCTCGATCAGGCTCGTGATGCTCTCCTCGGTCAGCTCCCGGAGCTCGATGCCCTTGTGCTTCCCGACATGGACCTTGACCTTGGACGCATCGTCCGCCGGAGGCTGTCCACCGCCCGAGGTCTTGCGGAAACTCGAGTCGCCCGTTGCCGGCGCTGCCTTGCCCTCGGCTCCATCCTTCGCAGGCCGGTCCTGCAGCCGCACCCACAGCCCGCTCGCTGGCAGCGGCTCGCCTGCCTTGTGCGCCATGATGAGCTTGATGTTCGCGTAGGTCTTGCTCCCGTCCGCGCTCTGCTCGTGCCCGATGACCAGGCTGGCCGGCCGCCCGATGAGGCTCTCCAGGTCCAAGCTCTTGTTTTCCTGGTCGGTCAACTTCCGGCCGAACCAGTCCTTGAGGAACTTGGTCAGCGCCGCCTTCTCATGCAGGCTGGGCACCATGGGCTTGGTGAACACCACCCAGGGCTGCACCGGGTCCCTGCTGTCGTCCTGCAGTTCGATCTCGAAGGCGAACTTGAACTTCTGCTTCACACCGTACTCGGTCTCGTACTCCTTCAACGGAGTCACGTCCACGCACACCGCCCGGCCCGAAAACTCGGGGCACGGCGCGAAGTCCTTCTTACCGTCTGTTGCACTGATTATCATACGTCTTACTTTGTGTTGTTATTGTTGTTGTGTTGAATCGAGGCCTGCTTTTCGACCTCGGAAAGTTGCTGGGCCATGCGCTGGTACTTCGCCCAGTAGTCGGGCCACGTCGTCTTGATCTTCGCCAGGTTCTCAGGGTCGGCCACTAAAGCCGCGGCACCCAGTTTGCGCACAAACGAGCCGCCGTATTCGATCATCGTCCTGGCCACGTCGAAGTCTCTCACTTGGAGCCTTTCCCGCGCTTCCTGGTAAAGAAGCTGGTGAACTCGATCTTGATCTTACGGGCAGCCCGGTAGGCCTCCCCGGCGTCCCGCTTGGTCAGGTGGTAAGGGCCCGTTCCCTCCTGTTGAATCTGTTGAGCTGTTTTCATTGTAGTATGAAGTCGAAGTTGATCTGCCAGGTGTCGCACAGCCTGTTGTAGGTGTCGTTCTTGATGCGCCAGGTCCGCGGGTCCCGGGTGGTCCCGCTGTGCCTGCATTTAATCCTTACGTCGATGTCCTGGATGGCCGTGTTCCGCAGATGATGGTCTGGCGGCAGTTCGTGCAGTTTGGTGATCATGGTTTCAACGCCTCGAAGGCGATCTGAGATTCGGTCGAGCGGTTACCGCGATGGTCTTGGTTGGAGATCCTGCGAAGTGCTGCCTCCAGGTGCGCGATCCTGGCACGGGCCTCCTCCAGTTCTTTCCAAGTCTTCACTCCGTCAATGGTTCTCATTTCTTCGATGGTCATGGTTTCTTCGTAAGTGACTTGATGTATCGGTTCCTCTGCCGTGGTGTTAGACCGATGATGTAATGTAGCACCTCAACCGCGTTGATTGAGTGGAGCAATTTCCAGTACGGTCTTGCGGCATCGAGTTCCTTCGCTCGCTCAATGTCCACAACCAGCACCTCGCTGGTCATGGTGTGTCGGTAGATGAATGCGGGATTCATTCCTACTCCTTCACTTTGCCGGTAGATGGGTCAACGATTCCAAGACTGATGGCGTTGAATAGGATCGTGTTGCCGCAGGTACGACAGGAAACTAGTATCAGTGGAGCAATGGGCGCACCGGGGCAGTGGTTTCCTTCGTTGTATTGCTGAACCTGATGGACGCCAGAGATGTCCCAGCGGGTACTTTTAGAGCAGATTGGACATGGCTTTTTTCCAGTCCAGACTTCATTGAGCCTCCGAATTATGAGGCTATTCTGTGATTCATTGAGGTTCATCTTCCCTCCAACCATTTTTCGAGGTCATGGAGTTCATCCACTTTGGCTTCGAGTTCTTTGATGCGGTCGTTGAGACGATTGAGTTCTCGCACGATGCCCCGTGGGCGGACGTCGCTAAGGAACTTACCTTCTGGAGTCTTGATGCTGAATCCATTCAGTGGAGGCATTCGTCGCAATACGATGTGGGTGTAGCGTTTCACGGCAACGGCCCTCCGTTCTCCCACAGCAGCAGATCCGCTCGCAATGCGTCGTTCTCCTCCTCCAGCCGCTTGATGCGGTCTTGCTGTTCTTCCAGTCGCTGTGCTGCTTCAGCAATCGCTACTGAGACAACGCCGTCATTACCGTCGGATACGATTCGCATCGCTTTGATCAGTGTTTCGGTTGAACTTCTCACAGCTTGTCCTCCTTGGCTTCTGTCCAAATTCTCACTCTGGCCGCATATTCAAAGGGGCAGATTGCTTCATCCCCCGCCTCCTCCAGCCGCTTGATGCGGTCTTGAAGCCGCAGGACCTCTTCATCCAACAATTGCTGCTGCCGGATGATTGCGTTAGCCGCGTTGAGTTCGCGTTCGATCATCCTGATCCGCATCCCCAGATCGGCCACGTTGTGCGGAGTCGAGTCTGATATTGGGGTGTCGCTCATTTACACTCCTTCCATTTGAACTGCGGTTTACCGCTCGCGTCGTTTGTGTAGTAGGCGGCTCCTGCGAGGATGGCTTCTTTTCTCAGTGCCGTGTCACCTCTGGTGAATCCTAAGATAATTCCGATGATGA